CGCTGTCGGGTGGCCGTCGGCCGGGGAGGGGCTGATGGAGGTGGATGCGGAGGTGCGGCGCTGCGCGGCGCCCTGGTGTGAGCGGGTGCTGGCGCAGAAGGAGGGAGAGCCGTTGCGGTTTTTTCTGATGCGGACGCACTGCGACAAGAGCTGCGCGGCGACGCACGCAAACTGGCTGAGAAACCGGCGGAAGCGGGTGGTGAGGGGAGGGTGAGATGGGCGTCGTGAGAGAGAGGAGTGAACAGAAAAGGGAAGGCCCCTCGGGTGAGGGGCCTTTTGGTGTTTCAGGGGAGTGGCTTGTCGGGAACGGAGGAAATCGACCTTTGTTCATGATGGTAATGTTTTTTTATCTTGAACTTTCAGCGTGGTTGCGCAATGGTGCTGGGTATGGGTGAGAATGTCAGTAAACACAAAAAACCGAAGCACGGCAAGGTTTCGCCGGGGCAGATGGCGCTTCTCCCGGAGGAGATGGGCTACGATACCTGCGAGCTGGACGATCCGCGCCATGAGGTGTTTTGCCGGGAGTACGCGCTGACCAGGAACGGCACGAAGGCGTATGCGCGGGCTTTCCCGGGCTGTAAGCAGACGACGGCGCGGGCTAACGCTTCGGGATTGCTTGCAATTCCTGACATTGTTGCGCGGATTCGGGAGATTCGTCGGGACCGGCTGGACCGGCTGGAGGTGACGCATGAGAAGATCATCCAGGAGCTGGCGAAGATGGCGTTTCTCGATCCTCGGGCGTTTTATCGGCCGGATGGGTCTATTCTGCCGGTGAGCGAGATGGACCCGGACGCGGCGGCGGCTCTGGAGGGGCTGAAGATCCGTGTGGTGGAGGAGTCGAGCGAGGAGGGCGTGGAGCGCCGGACGATGGTGGCGGAGATCAAGCACGCGAGCAAGCGGGCGGCGCTGGAGTTGCTGATGCGTCACCGGGAAATGATTACGGATCGCCTGGCGGCCGACGTGAACCATTCGGGCGCGGTGGCGGTGCCGGACGATCTGGAGAAACTGGAGAAGCTGCGGGCGAAGTTTACGGGCGGGATGGCGCATGGAGCGGCTGATTCTGCCCGATGATATACGGACGGCGTTGCAGGCGGCGCCGTTTGGCAAGGTGGTCGATCTTTGGCAATCGGTGATAGAGCTGTTCGGGGCGCGAGGTAAAGCGGCCCTGGGTCGGGCGGATCGTTTTTATCTGCTGACGGCGCTGCTGAACCGGGCGGATGCGTTTCATCCGTGGCTGTATGAGCGGTGCCGAGAGGTGGAGGCGCAGCCGGATGAGTGTCTGGACCTGTGGAGCCGGGAGCATTACAAGGCTGTGGCGATTGATTACCCTGTGCCGACGCCAAGCGGGTGGACGTTGCACGGTGACTTGGGGGTTGGCGACGAGGTTTATGGACCGGACGGAAACCCATGCAGGGTCGTTGCGACAACGCCGGTTTGGCGCAATGCGGACTGCTATCGAGTGACGACGGACGATGGCCATTCGGTGACGGTGAGTGGGGCGCACTTGTGGACAGTCCTCGCCCCTTACCGTGAGAGACTAGCGGATGGAAAGCGTGGGCGGTGGAAACTGAAAACCGTAGACACTGTGACGCTTCGGAGTCTGGTCGAACATTCTGCGGATGTTGTTTCCCGTGGACGGGTATCAATACCTGTAGCGGATGGGATTGTCGGCAAGGAGTTTTCTGTTCCGGTTGATCCGTATGTGATAGGCGCCTGGCTTGGTGACGGTGCTTGTGGTGGATCGCGGATAACAGCGGGAATAGAAGATGCGGACGAAATACAACAGCACCTAGAAGAAACAGGCATCTCCGTTCATCGGGCCAATCATTCCAACGCGGTTTCTTTACGGGTCGGTTCTGGTATCCGTGGAAATCGTTTGAGTTCCGAGTTTACGACGACGTTAAGAAACTTGGGGATTTTCCGAGAAAAACGAATACCGCAAGGACTTTTCAGGGCGGCGATTGAGCAACGGTGGGCATTGCTTCAAGGGCTGATGGACACGGATGGGAGTTGTAAGGTCAAGGGGCAGTGCATGTTTGTGTCGGCTTCGGAGTTGTTGGCCCAGGACGTTTACGACTTGTGCATCACTCTCGGGATAAAGCCGACGATTTACCGACGCACGGCGAAATACAAAGGGGGCAACCGACAGTATTGGCAGGTTCAATTTCGCGGATGTATGAGCGACCCGCCTTTTCGGATGAGAAGAAAACGCGAGAGGTGTTCACCGTTCAATAAAAAATTGACACGCAAAATTGTCTCGGTCGAACCTGTTGAAAGTGCCCCGGTATCGTGTATCCAGGTTGATCGCAAAGACGGGCTGTATCTGATCGGAAAAAACTTTTTGACAACGCATAACTCGACGATCATTACCTACGCGGGGATCATCCAAGAGGTGTTGCGCGAACCAAATGTGACGGTGGCGATTTTTTCGCATGTGCGGCCGATTGCGACGAAATTCCTGGGGCAGATCAAGTACGAGCTGGAGACGAACGAGGATCTGAAGACGGTTTACCCGGACGTGCTGTGGGCGGACCCGAAGCGGGATGCGTTGCGGGCCGGGGCGACCTGGACGCAATACCGGATCGACGTAAAGCGGACGCAGAATCCGAAAGAGGGAACGGTGGAGGCGTGGGGTCTGGTGGATGGTCAGCCGACGGGGGCGCATTTCGCGCTGCGGGTCTATGATGACGTGGTGACGCGGGAGTCTGTGACGACGCCGGAGATGGTGGCGAAGACGACGCAGGCGTGGGAGTTGTCGGACAACCTGGGATCGCGGGGCGCGGACGGCAAGAGCCGGCGCTGGCATATCGGGACGCGCTACCATTTTTCGGACACCTACGGGGAGATCATCGAGCGGGGCATTCTCAAACCGCGAATTTACCCGGCGACGGAGGATGGGACGCTGAACGGGCGGCCGGTGTTTTTGCCGCCGGAGGTGTGGGAGGAAAAGAAAATCACGCAGCGGACGCAGATCGCGGCGCAGATGCTGCAAAACCCGGCGGCGGGGAACGAGGCGATGTTCCGCAAGGAGGATCTTCGCTTCATCGACATTCGACCGGCGACGCTGATTGTCTACATCATGGTGGACCCGGCTTCATCAAAGAAGAAGGCGGCGGATAGTACGGTGATGGCGGTCATCGGCGTGGACGCGGCGCGGAACAAGTACCTGCTGGACGGCTACCGGCAGAAAATGAACTTGCAGGAACGCTGGACGGCTCTATTGGGATTGCGACGGAAGTGGGCGGCGGACCCGGGAACGCAGGCGGTGCATGTGGGCTATGAGCGGTTCGGGATGCGCAGCGACATGGAGTATTTTGAGGAGCAGATGCAGCGGCCCGGGGTGGAGTCGTTTCCGATTATGGAGTTGGCCTGGCCGCAGGATGGGCCGGGGAGCAAGTTCGACAGGATTCAGCGGCTGGTGCCGGACTTTGGCCAGGGGAAGTTTTTTTTGCCGCAGGCGGTGACGCGGGAAGTGGACGGCAAGCGGGTGCCGGCGGAGTCGGCGCGGCAGGCGAGAATGCGGGCCGAGGGGCAACCGTGGCGGATTCTCAAGCCGGTGGCGCGGCGGGATCATGAGGGGCAGGTGTACGGCCTGACGAAGATGTTTCTCGACGAGTATCTGGTGTATCCGTTTGCCAAGCATGACGATTTTCTCGATGCGTGCAGCCGGATCTACGACATGGATTATCAGCCGCCGGTGATTGTGGCGGAAGAGGCGCTTTTGCCGGAGGTGGAGTGATGGCCGAGTCGACGAAGAGTTGGGAGGAGATATGCCGGGAAGTGGACTCGGAGTTTGACCGGGAGGACAAGACGGCGTATCGGTTCAGCAATGGCCGGCGGTTCGAGGCGGAGGGTGTGCAGGGGGAGGATGCCCCGGCATGATGGAGGTGGGCGATTACGAGCGGCTGCCGGAGGTGATTCGGCGGCAGTATTCGCCGGAGCAGTATGCGTGGCTGTCGGATGAGGATAAACGGCGGCTGGTGGAGATGGAGACGGAGCCGGAATATGAGTGATGCGCGAGTGCTGTACGTCAATGCGGATAGCGGTTCGATGCGCCAGGATCTGGCGGATATTACCCTGGCCAAGCGCATGAGCGAGGTGTTGCAGCGGCATTATCCGGGGCATTCGTGGGGCGTGAATGTGGACAGCGCGGGGGGCGTGGCGACGATCAAGAATTTTCGGCTTTCGGGGAACTGGGGCTTTTTGCTGAAACTGCGGGATGCGGCGTCGGCGTCGGAGTATGACCGGGAGGTGATGCTGGCGGCCGGTGAGCTGCTGGAGCGGTATCGGTTGTCTCGGGGGCGGTTTGTGCGGAGTGAACTGGAGTCGCTGGCGGTGGACGCGGCGGGAAATGCGGAGTTCTGCCAATGATGGACGCGGGGGCGGTGGCCAAGCACGGCGAGGGCGTGAGCGAGCGGGACGGTTTCTGGCTGGGGCTGGCGCGGGATGCGTTTTCGGCGTCGTCGGGGTATTTCGACACGAACGTGCGCAGCCGGATCATCAACGATATTCGCCAGTTTCAGGGGGAGCATCCCGAGGGCTCGAAGTATTGCACGGACGCTTACCGGCTGAAATCAAAGCTGTTCCGCCCGAAAACGCGGTCGAGCATCCGCAAGAACGAGGCGGTTGCGGCGGCGGCGTTTTTTTCTACCGAGGATGTGGTGTCGGTGCGGGCGATGGATGATTCGGACCCGATGCAGGTGCTGGCGGCGGAGATCCACAAGGAACTGTTGCAGTATCGCCTGACGAAGCCGGACCCGCACGGGATTCCGTGGTTTCTGACCTGCCTGGGGGCGTACCAGGATGCGCAGACGGTGGGGGTGACGGCGAGCTTTCAGGAGTGGCTGAAGGATGAGCGCCGGGGGATCGACCGGCCGGACGTGAAGCTGTTGCCGGTGGAGAACTATCGGTTCGACCCGGCGGCGGACTGGCGCAACGTGGTGGCGTCGTCGCCCTATTTCATCATCATGTGGCCGATGTATGTCAAGGACGTGCGGGCGCGGATGGCGAAGCCGGCGGCGGTCGAGGTGGAAAAGGAGGACGGCGCGGCGGTTGCGGTGGAGATCGAACGGGAGGATGAAGCGGTGCGGCCGTGGAAATTCGCGGCGGACAACGTGATTCTTTCGGCGTCGCAGCAGGCGAATGATACGATTCGGCAGACGCGGGAGGAGAGGACGGACAGCAAGGCGGCGCCGACGGGGCTGACGGACTACACGATTGTGTGGGTGCATCAGAATTTCGTCGAGGTGGATGGCCTGGATGTGATGTTTTACACGCTCGGGACGAATCATCTGCTGTCGGACCCGGTGCCGGTGACGGAGGTGTATCCGCAGGGGCGGCCGGTGGTGGTGGGCTATTCGATCATCGAGGCGCACAAGGTTTATCCTTCCGGCGTGCCGGCGTTGACCCGTGACGTGCAAGCGGAAATCAACGACGTGGCGAACCTGCGCATTGATAACGTCAAGCTGATCCTAAACAAAAGGAGCTTCGTCAAGCGCAACTCGCAGGTGGATTTGCGCAGCCTGACGCGCAACATCCCTGGGTCGGTGACGCTGATGAACGACCCGAACGGTGACGTGCGGGTGGTGACGACGGACGACGCGACGGCGAGCAGTTATCAGGAGCAGGACCGGCTGAATCTGGATTACGACGATCTTTCCGGGGCCTTCTCTGGATCGAGCGTGGCGAGCAACCGGCGGTTGAACGAAACCGTTGGCGGCATGAACATCCTCAACAGCCAGGCGAATCAGGTGAGCGAATACCAGATGCGGACCTTCTCGGAGACGTGGGTGGAACCGGTGCTGCGGCAGCTCATCATTCTGGAGCAGTATTACGAGACGGATGAGAAGGTGCTGGCGCTGGTGGGCAAGCGGACGCATATCGACCGCTACGGACTGGATTCGATACCGGACGAGCTGATTATGCAGGACACGATGCTGTCGGTGTCGGTGGGGACGGGGGCGGTGAACCCGCAAACGCAGATCGAGCGGTTTGTCTTCGGGATGAAGGCGCTGGCGGATATTCTCGGGCCGGATTTTCTGGCGCAGGCGAAGGAAGAGGAGATCGTCACGGAGTTGTTCGGCAAGCTGGGTTACAAGGACGGCAAGCGGTTCTTCAAGGCGTTCGACGAGGAGGCCGAGGGGCAGCAGCAGGAAGACCCGCGACTGGCGCAGGCGATGCAGATGATCGAGCAGTTGCAGCAGCAGTTGGCGACGAAGAACCCGCCGGAGCTTTTGGCGGCGCAGGTGGCGAAGTTGCAGGCGGAGGCGGCGCTGAAGCAGGTGGAAGCGACGAACAAGCGGGTGGAGGCACTCTATTCGGCGATGAACACGGCGCAGGTGGCGGTGCAGACGCCGGGAGTAACGCCGGTGGCGGACCAGATCGCCAGGAGTTCCGGCTTTCAGGACCAGGACGCGGGAACGATTTACCCGCAGGAGGTTCCGGGGCAGGCGGTGCCGGAGGAGGCGATGATTCCGGCGAACACCTCGCCGAATTTCCCCGGGAACCCGAATCGCGGGCTGAATGCGGGGATCGAGGCTGGCCAGGGTGTTCCTTATGATAATGAACGGAGCGGTGAATGACGGATGGCGAGTTGGAGGATCTGATTAAATTTGGCGATGAGGCGAAGGCGTTTCTTCGCGGGCCGATTGGCCGGTATTTGCTGGATCGCTCGAAGGAAGAGGTGAACGCGGCGGTGCATGAGCTGAAGACGGTGGACCCGGACGATGTGCGGACGATTCGCCGGTTGCAGGGGGTCATCGCCCGGAACGAGGGCGTCGAGGGTTGGCTGGCCGAGATCATCACGGCGGCGAATGAGGCGCGGGATGAGTTGGCGGGGGTGGAGTGATGGGAGACATTATCCGAATAGAAAAAAATATGCCGCACGTCTCACGTGAGATTATCTGTGTGAAGTGTTTGGCGAGGTTCGTGTCTGTAGCGCCGTCGGCTTTGCTGCTTCGAAACATGGAGTGTGGCGGTTGTGGAGAAGTCGGGTATTGCGTGGATACCGGCCAGGGTGTTGATATTCTGCCGGATCACGAGGAATGATCGCGCACGGTCGGAAGAGTTGTGGAAACCAACCAAGGGAGAGAGTAGATGGCGACTTTTGATGATGCTACCCAGGATCTGGGCGTGTCGGGGCAAAACGAGCAGCAGGAAGAGGCTCCGATGTCGGAGCGGGACTTGGCTTTGGCCGAGATCGAGGCCGAACTTGAGCAGCAACCACGGCTTGAGGTGCTATCCGCCGATGAGGAGGACGCACCGAAGAAGACCGAGCGGCGTGAGGCGCCGGAGGTGCTGGACGAGGCGGACTACGGGACGGTGAAGGTCAAGGTGAAGGTGGACGGCCAAGAGGTACTGATGCCTTTGGCCGAGGTGGCGAAGGGCTACCAGAAGGATGCCGTGGCGAGTCGTCGGCTGGAGCAGGCGGCGCGAGAGCGGCAGGAGTTGGAGGCGTTCCGCCGGCAGTTGGCGGAGCAGGAACAACGGCTGACCCAGGCGCAACAGGCGCCGCTATCGCCGGAAGGCGACGCGGGGGATGACCTGGAGGCGCAAATCAGGGCGGCCATGTCGGCGCTGATCGACGGCGACGAGGACCAGGCGGCACAGGCTCTGCGGCAGGTGCTGGGGCGCACCAAGGGTGCTACCCCGGCGATTGACGAGGATGCCATTATCGCCAAGGCCGAGGCGCGGATCGAGGCGAAGCGTCAGGCGGCGGAAAACGCCGATGCCTGGCGGGAGTTTGTGGAGTCGAACCCGGCTTTTTCGGACGAGACGAGCAAGCAGCGCCAGTACGGGGATTATCTGTTCAACACGGTGTACGGCCCAAAACTGGAGAGCGGCGAAATCAGCTACCGCGAGGCGCTGAGAGCGGCGGCCCAGGACGTGGCGACGGTATTCCAGGGTGAACCGGAAGCCCCGGCCCGCAGCGTGCGGGAAGAACGGAAGCAGCGCATTGACAATCTGCCGACGGCAGGCGCCCGGGCGGTACGGCAGGCGCCGAAATCGGAGACGGTGGAGGATGTGCTGGAGGACATGCGCCGGATGCGTGGTCAGCCGGTGTAATCAAACAATCAACCTCATTTTGCGGGAGAACACCCGCCGGGAGGAATGAATCATGAGTGGTATCGTCTGGACGAGTAACGATGGTTACTTTTCCGCCAAAAATCTGGACAAAGAGATCCGGCACGCGCTGCGGCCGGAGTGCAAATTCCGCCAGTTCGCGGCCGTGAAGAACGCGGTCGGCAAACATGCCGGACAAACCTTTCACTGGAACGTCTACAGCAAGGTGGCGACCGCCGGCACGACCCTGGTGGAAACCAACACCATGCCGCAGACAAATTTCACGGTTCATTGATGTGTAGCCGTGATTAAATCTCGCTATATGCTGGAAACCCCTTAGAGCCGGAACCGCCAAAGGGGACGAAAAACGTCCCAAGAGACAGCGTTTCGGATTGGGCAATCAGCAGGAAAGGAACTAGCAATGGAGTTCGATAGAAGCAGGGGGTATTTCTACGGTGTATTGCTTGGCGACGGGCATATTTGTACCACGCCGAAAAGATTAGCCGAGGCACAAAGAACCAAGGGAAGGCATGGTCCATTCCTGATGCTCAAGTGTTGCGATATTGAAATGATCGAGGCTTGGCGTGATGCGATAGAAGATATGGTCGGATTTCGCTACGCAATATCAAGACATAATCCTGGGCAAGGGACAGGAGCAAGAAGGGTGCAGTGGAAAATACGGCCATCGAACCCAACTCTTGTAATGGAAGCCGAAACCGAAACTCAACATAAGACAATCATTCCACCAAAAATACTCAACGCAAAAGCTGAAACAAAGATTGCCTTTGTGCAGGGGCTTATGGATAGCGAGGGGTGGATAAACTGTTTACTGAGTGGCGGAATTGGTCAGTGCGATATGACCCTTGGTTTTGGCTGTGCAGACCCATGGTTTGAAGACTTCTATCGACTGGTACAGTCTCTTGGTGTTTTAACCTCAAAAATATACAAGAGACCTCCAGCTATAAAGAAAAACGGAGAACCAGGAAATCCTCTCCGTTTATTCAAAATTGACATCCAGAGCTATTTAAATGCTGGCCTAAGTTTTACCATTCAAAGAAAAAAAGACAGGCTGGCGTTTTGTTCCCATATCCTCAACGACTACACGCGAGACTACCCGAGATATGAGGACTACTACCGGGCAGAAGATATAGTCTGGCCTGCTGGGAAACTTGCAGATTAACAAAGCGCACACAAGGGACAATGACGATCACAGAAATGGGGAATAGTGTACCCTTTACGGGGAAATTAGAGGCCCTTTCTGAGCACAACGTCAAGGAAATCATCAACAGCGTCATGAAAGAGGACGCCAAAGAGGCGTTCGACGCGGCGACGCATGGGCAGTTCAACCTGACCCCGCTGCGCGTGGTGCCGACGGCGGGCACGGCGACGGATGCCGTGACCCTGACCACCAACGGCACGGCGACGCTGACCAACAACGTGGCCTTGGGTAAGGATCACGTCAAGGCGATTGTCGACCTGATGAAAGAGCGGAACATCCCGGTCTATCAGGGCAACGACTATGCCGCCCTGGCCCGCCCGACCGCTCTGCGGGCGCTGAAGAACGACCTGGAGAGCATTCACCAGTACGTTCAACCCGGCTTCCAGATGATTCTGGCCGGGGAGATCGGGCGCTATGAGGGCGTTCGTTTCTTCGAGCAGACCAACATCGCCGCCAGCGGCTTCACCAACGCCAAGAGTGGTTGGGCCTATTTCTTCGGCGCGGATACCGTGGCCGAAGGGGTGGCGGTGCCCGAGGAAATCCGGGCGAAGATTCCCGATGATTACGGTCGCGGGAAGGGGATCGCGTGGTTAAAAAGTCCGGCAGGCCATGAGCAGGAAATGCTCTTGGCGGCGTAGATAGGGCCTCGCGTTAAAAACTCTGTGAATTGCTGGAACACCGCGAAGATGACGAAGCTACAACGCAAGGATGAGATGATGCCTAAACGTGAATCGCTTGAAAATTCGTCATTATGTGGCAATCAGCAGCCAAACCCTGATGAGGGGACGGTTCAACGACCAGTCGCAAGACGTAGCTGCAAGCGCAGCGAAGCGCAGAGCGCCCTGAAAGGGGTGATGATATGGTCTGGTCTGCATGGAAACATGCAGCGGGATGAAAGATCCGGGCGGGGAGTAGCGGCCCCTGCTGAACAATTCGACTACCTCGGCGGGTTCGGGCTGGTTCATGGTGCGGCGGCGAATGCTCGCATCGTGAAGTGGGACAGCGCGGCGTAAACCGATGGGGAGCAGGGGTTTCCTTGCTCCCCATTTTTTCAAGGAGATGACGAGATGGGACAGCGTTTTTATACGGACCCGCAGTTTCGGGTAAACCTGGGGGCGCCGATCAAGTGCCCGGCCGGTAGCGCCTCGGCGGTTATCAGCAAGTTCGTGGCGTTCGCCAAGACGCGGATTCTTTCGGTGCAGGGCTGCGTTTCGACGGCGGGAACGAACGCCTCGGCCGGTTATGAGCTGCTGAACGGGACGACCACGGTGGGGAGTTTGGTTTGTGGCACAAATACCGCCGGCTCGAAGATCACCGGAACGGTGACGGCGGCCAATGCGGTGCTGGCCGAGGGGGATGTGCTGGATTTCAAGACCCTGGCGAACAGTGCCACCCTGGCGAGCGAGTGGATGGTGGAATACCGGATCGAGCCGGACGCGGATGTTGAGTAGCTGGTGACGAGTGAGACAACGCCCGCCGGCGGGTTGTCCCGGTGGCGGGCGTATTTTGAGAGGAGAGAGCGATGGGCAAACAGTTGGATCGAAGCAGGCCGTTCGGGGAGATTTTCGGGGTTTCGGGCGG